ATGATTGGTGTTTGGAATAAATTTGCAAAAAGCCCAAGCGAATGGGTTTCTCATAAAATTGAATTGATTTAAAAAATCATGATGAATCAATTTGACTTAGAAGACATCAGAGATAAACTAGAAGACGATCTGCAAAAACAGGTTGTGAGCAGTCGCGTTTTGTTAGATAGGTTGCGACTCATTGATGAAGATTCAAGAAAAACAGCAGCGTATTTAGATCCTAATTACGCTGGATTTTATTATCACTTGGGGAAATACATCAAGCCTCAAAACGTTATAGAGTTTGGTTTTAATTTGGGATTGCTAACAGGTTGTTTGTTTGCTTCTTGTAAAACAGTAAAAACATTTTTGGCTCTAAACAAAACCAAAGAAGATTTTATTGCAAGCAGAATAGGAAGATCAAATATCAAGCTGAGATTTAAAGGTGAATCTATTTATTATTGTGGAAGTTTGTTCGATAGAGATTTCGACAAACATGTTTCAAAAAAATCATGGGATTTAATCATAATTAATGATGAAGCTGGATATGACGAACACTTGCAGTATTTGGATTTTTCTTGGAATTGTCTAGGCGAAAACGGATGTATTGTTTCTGATTATTTAAACAGACACGAACCTGCAAAAAGCGCATTTGTTGCATTTTGCGAAAGCAAAACCAGAAAGCCAGTTTTTTTTAAAACAAGATACGGAACAGGAATTGTGCAAAAATAAGACTATATTATGTAATAAGCGAAAGCAAGGGGGTGTGCCATCGGATTCGAAGTTACATATCACTATCATGAAAGAATAGATGGTGAATACAATAAGGAAGAGATAAAAACTTTCAAAAAGAAAGTTGGCGATCCATTTGACGACGTTCCATATGAAAAATTAGCTTCTTCTATCATGGGACAGTTGGCAAGAAGAGATGTTTGGATAGTAAATGCTGAAGTTTTTGAACTTTCAAAAAAGCCAATTAGCTTTAAGGAAACCAAAGGCGGAATTATTTTGAAGAACAGAAAGTTTTTATTTGACAACAATGAAAACGCTTTTGTTGTTCAAGAAGTAGAGCCAGAGGCGATACAAACGCAAACTGTTCAAAATTATGTGCCAGCCATAGTTCAAAACAACGGAAACCATGTCAATATACAAGGTCAGGCTTACCCGCATGAGCAAAACAGACCTAAAAAGCCAGTTGATTGGGTTGTGTTTTTTCCTGAACCTCAGCAAATCGTTGAGATTAAACAAAAAAATCTTCGATTTACAACGGATAAAAAATACCCAGTATTCGAAAAAAGAAGCACTCCTTCTGGTCTAGGAGAAATATATGTTATGCAGGACGACATGGGTCGCGAACAATTGGTTTCTGACAAATATTTTGTGCCAGGCAATATAAATTTAATTGCAGATAAAGAGCTTGGATTTTCAGAATCTCAAAACAAAAGAGATGGTGGAAACTTGCTTTGGGGAAGTGCCAGTATTGATTCAAACATGCCAGACATTCGAAGAAGATAAGTTTTTTTAAAAAATAACTATTCTTTTTATAATGTCTAATTTTTTTAGGAACGGCAACATGACAACGAAAAGACAAAAAGAACAAAAGAAAAAAGATCGCGAAAGACTCAACAAGACAAAATCTTTGGCGCGTCAAGAGTCTGCTCGGAATGAAAACAAAAAAATGATTGAAGAGCGAACAAGAGAAAAAGAAGCATACGAAATGGCAAATGGAAAACCAAAACCTATTTTTAACGATTCTAAGCAGGAAGCAGAGTTTGATGCAATTCGTGCGCGGATTGTATCTGACAAAATTAAGAAAAATCTTGAGGTTTTACAAGCGTTAGAGGCTGAATATGAAGCCGAACAGAGAGTGCGTAGCGAAGTCAATGAAAAGTTAGAATCCGAAGGACATATGACAATGCGAGAGAAAATGGATGCATTGCATGAAAAGGCGTTGAAAATAACCGATAAGGCAGACGCTTTGGCTGAAGCACATGAAGAGTATGCTTTACAGCAAAAAAATATGGTGTAAATGCAATGTTTTAAATACATTTTTTATTTATTGTATGACTGGTCGATATCACTTATAACAATATACGTGAGCAGTAAACATTGTCTAAAAGCAATTAAATTGCTCATGTACATTGCAACTACTTTCACACTACTTCTACAACACTTTACAACACTACTACGGAGGCTACGTTGGCACAATACGAAGGTATAGATATGGCGGAGTTGGAAAAGGAACTCAAGCATATGAATGCTGATTCCAGTTCCACAAACAGTGGCGAAGATGCAAAATTCGTTCGCATGCCTACACAACGCGAAGGCAAAGTGATCATGCGAATTCTGCCTAAGAAAAAAGGTGGAAGCCATTGGTATTGCGCTACACGTTTGCATTATCTCAGCATGGGAAATGGAAACAAGCGAGCGTATCACTGCACTCGGCAACGAATTGATACAGAAAAGGGCATTCGATGGGTTGGCGATTGCTTCATCTGCAAATACTATTCGATGCTCTGGCGGGATTCTGAAAAGCTGTCGGGCGACGAGCAAGTCAAGCTGCAAAATCAAGCTCGCGACATTAAGCCTGTTGAGCGATATTACTTCAATGTAATTGTTCGACAAGAGACAGATCCTAGAACTAATGAAACCAAGCAAAATGTTGGTCCAAAAGTCTATTCTGCGCCTAAAGTGATCTACGAAAAGATTCTTCGGGCAATGAAGGGCGACGACATGGCTGGCGAAGCTCCTCTTGGCGATGTAACAAATCCCAAGACTGGTAGAGACTTTCGCGTTGTCAAGAAGACTGTTAGGGTCGGCAACGGACCTGAATATCCTAACTACGATGCTTCTAAGTTTGAAGAAGTCAGTCCTGTTGGCACAGTCAAAGAATTCGAATCTTGGCTTGATAGCCTTCATGACCTCAATTCTCTTCGAGTTTTGAAGACACAAGAAGAACTCAAGCAAGCCATTCGCGTTCACACTGGCATGGCTTCTGGCGAAGACGAACAGGATGACGATCTTGCTGAATTCCGCACAAGCAGCGGGAAACAAGCACCTGTGAGCACTGCGTCTGATGTGATTCGCGAAGAACTCGTCGTCACAACAAAGCCAGCAGTAAGTCATTCTTCTTCTTCCTCTTCCTCTTTTCCTGAAGAAGAGCAAATGGCTGATATCGATTTTATGAACGACCTTGAGAACCTGTAAAGCCTTGCTAAGCCTGCCTATAAACCATAGGCAGGCTTAGATTTTTGATCTATTCTGAATTTTACGACAATTTGAAAATGTCAAATTGTATAACAATTTTAAAAACGAGGATTAGTGTGGCTAAGAAAAAACCCTCCGAAGGCGTTGACGATCTGTTTTTTGAAGAACTTGCCGATCAAACTGGTGGTGATGTTTTAGATTCTATTGATTCTGTAAAGTATTTTGTCGATACAGGATCTCTTGCATTGAACTATATTTGTTCAGGACAATTTATCACAGGTGGAATTCCTGGTGGCAAATTGACTGAAATCTATGGTCCAAATTCGTCGTCCAAGTCATTGATTGGCGCCAACATTCTTTTTGGATGTCAGCGAGCCAAGGGCATTCCGGTTCTTATGGATTGCGAAAATAGTGCCAACAAGGAATTTATCCAACAGGCATCGCACTGTAATCTCAAACGAATTGTAAGACATACTCCGCAATCGTTAGAGCAAGTCTTTGCAAAGATGTATAAGGTCATTGAAGCTGCTCGTGCCAAGATTTCAATCGACATTCCAATTGTGATTGTCTACGACTCGATTGGCGTATCTCCGAGTGAGCGTGAGCTTAAGGAAGTCAAACTTCCTGAAAACTATACTGCTGCTGACTTCAAGCGAATTGTTGGTGGACATGAGCAGCCAGGCGAAAGAGCTAAGATTTGCTCTCGTGAGTTTCGCAAATTGAACACTGTTATGGAAAAGGGAAACGCTACCGTTGTTATCCTGAACCAGACACGTGATAAAATTGGCGGATTTGCTCCGATGGGCATGCAGGCTAAAACTACGGCTGGTGGCGGCAACGCTTTGCCGTTCTATGCTTCATGTCGTCTTGAAACAAAGACGCAAATGAAGATTGAACGAAAAATTACAGCTAAGAAGAAGAAGATTCTTGGCATTAATGTAAAGCTGAAGAATGTTAAAAACAAGACGCATAGACCATTTGTTGAATCAGAGAACATTCAGTTGCTGTTTGACAAAGGCATCAATCCACTGAGCGGTCTTTTGTCTTGTTTGCTTGACGCAGAGCGAATTGAGATTAAGGGTGCTGGAAACTTTTTGATCAAAGAGCCGTGGTCTGGTGGCGTTGAAATCAAATTCAAGGCAAGCATGGACCGTAATGATGTCCCTATGGACGTTCTTTTACAATGCCCAGCTTTGATCGACGCAGAGTCATCAGAGCAAATTAAAGAGTATCTTGATCCTTACATGGAGTCAATCAACTTTCGTCCTGGCGATGACGTTGAAATCAGCGATGTCAAAGACGAAGATGATGATGATATTGACGAGGAATTGGAAGGTTAATTAAAAATGTCGTCGATAAGACCACTTTTTAATTCATAGCCAGAGCAAACAGAAGAATAAAAAGCATCATCCCCATCGTTAATGTCAAAATTTAACAATGGGGTTCTTTTTTCTATTTGTTCATTAAAGAAAATCGAAATTTTATTTTCTTTGCTCATTTTCCATATGCCTATTTTAACAGAAGGCTTATTTGTAAAAACTTCTTCTACGTGACCGGCTGTGCAAAACTTAATCAATCCTTTTTGGTTTGTATTGACTCTTCTCATGGAATAGACTTTGGTTTTTAGGTCTAATGATTTGCTATAATCAATTCCATCGAGCCATTCCAATATCAACGGACTTCTGTCTCGGCTAACCCAGTGTATGTGATTTAGACATCCACCAAATGTCGAAAAATTAACAACTTCTGATCTTACTGTTAAAAAGTTTGCAATTGTGGGGTGTATTTTTGACATTCTGGCACACAGACACAATCCGTGGTCGCCATATCCGCCTTTGATGTCTTTTCGCAAATTAAAATATCTTTTTGAGATTTCGTTGCTAAAAATCTTTTTCATAGCTGCTTGACTTGTTATGGAAATTTCGTGTTCGTGAGGAGGCACAGTTGCGGCATGTTTGTACCAGCGTTCAAACCCTAAAGATTTCATAATGTGCATTTCTAGTTCGTAAAGGTCGTAGCACAACTGTCCTGTTAAGTGATGATCACAGTCAGGATCAAAAAGGTCTTCTAGGTTCTTCATCAATCCGCTTATATCGTTTAAGCTATCTTCGTCGATACGCATAAACCAGCGTGCTGAATTGGGATCGATTATGGAATCATAATAGTAATATATTCTTTGTGCCACATGTTTGTATGGAGTTCTGACGATGCTGATTTCTTGTATTTCTTTTGGAAAACCATCTTCTAGTTCTTTTATAGATTCTTCGCTGTTGTCATTTGAAACCA